GAATACAATCTTCGGCAAATTTTAACATAGCTTCTCTGCCAAACTTATCTTTTTCATCTACTGGTGGATTTTTATTTATTAATTCTAATTCTGCTGCGAAACAATTTTGGTAGCTTCTCTCTTCCTCTGTAAACTCATCTTGCTTAATTGTTTTTGTTTTATAAATAACATCTGCAATCATTCTCTGGACCACATTGTTAACCAGGTTTCCAAAGTTAGCTTTGTATCTAAATGCGAAAGTTCTTCTAACTTCTTGTGGGAAAGTATAACCAATTAAATTTTTTGCAAAGGGTGTACTTGTAGAACTATAAGACCAATGATCTAATCCTTCACCACCATTAAATATTGAAAATGCTTTTTTTATTTTATCTTCCATTTTTTTCCTTTTCGTTTTTTTTTAACAATTACAATGATTTTAATTAGTTGTCAACGGATAATTTTAATTATATAACGGAAAGAAAAATGTTGAAAAATAAATTAAAATATAAAAGGGTAAAAATAATTTGGGTTGATATTTGCAGCTCGAGTCAATGGTATGATGATCTAAAAGATGTTGATGATTTTAGTTATTCCTGGTGTGAAGATATTGGCTACCTATATTATAAAGATTCTAAAGTAGTTAAAATTTTTACTTCATTTACTTTTGATGGTGATAAATTATCTGTTGGTAATATTACTGCTTATCCTAGATCTGTAGTTAAAAAGATTGAGGTTTTAAAATGACATATTCTGGAATCTTCGATGAGGTTGATCTTAAAGAAGTTAAAAAACTTAAAGATGAAATTAATAAATTAAAAAAAGAAATAGATCTTCTTGAAACTCACGCAACTATAAAAGATTTTCAAATTGAAAAATTAAGAGAAAGATTAAAAAAATAATGGCTAGAGATATTTATGCTTTCAGTAATGGTAAGTATTCTGATTGGCACAGAAAATACGATGGCATTGCTTATATTGATGTAGATTCAGTTGAGTGTTGTATGTACTGTTATGAACCTCTTGCTATAATTGAGACGTGTTATGATAAAGGTCAAACCTGGAAGGCTACAACCCTTTCAAAGATCATCGCTAGTCGCTTAAATATACCCTGCTTTTTAGTATTCTATAAGGAACTGAACCACACAAGCCTAACCTTTAGAATCAAGCGTATAAAAGCGTCTCAGACGGAATTTCAGCTTATGAATGAGAATGAATGGGTAGAAATATTAAGATCTTTGCACGACCACCACAAAACACTATGTAAATCAACAAAACGAAAGGGAAAATAATGAACACATCAAGAGGATTTTTACACATAACTTATAAAATCTATCATCATATGGATATTTTAGATGGAGAAAGAAAGTCGCATTGCTTAAATGTATTCTTATCTGTGATGAAATATGCTTGGAAAAAAAATGGATACAAAGCAGATCTTAGACATGAGACAATCCATAAGGATACTGGATTATGTAGAACTACAATCAAATCTTGCCTGGAGACTTTAAACAAATTAAATATTGTTAAAGCTATTCGAGGGAGATCTGGAAAAACTTATATTGTCAATGAAGTATTTTTAAAATCTGAAAACACATATCCAGATAGCCGTAATACACCTATCTCACGCTCCCAGATAGCCGTTAAACCATCACCAGATAGCCGTTTTACGGCTACATTAGAAGAAGCATTATACATTAATAATATAAGTAATATTTTAAAGAGATTTGCAGGTGATAAGGAAAGGATTGTAGATCAACTATCTAAGCTACCTCTGGAAGAGTTAGAAAATGATAAAGCTAATGTTTATTATTGCAAACTTGCTATTGAAAGAAAAAAAGATTCTGAGGGTAAAACCTATGTATCTGGAGATAAAATTGTAGCTGCGTTAACAAACTTAAAAAACCAAAAGAAAAAAGCTAATCCTTTTTATAAGGCTAAAGTTGAATACAATAAAAGAAACAATTTAAATTGGAAAGGAGAACCAAAATAATGCCAGGTTTATTTCATAAATTCAATAAACAAATAATTAATAGGAGTTAATTTATGCCAGGCAGACCAATGAGAAAAGTATTTTGTCAAGGAAATACTAGAGCTGGGTTAAGAGTAGGTAAAAAAATACCTTGTAAAATGAAGGGTTATCTACTTGCAAATAATACATACAAGTGTAAATATCATGGCTATCAAAATGTTAAGGGATTTAAAAAAAACTACTCAGATGAAACTAGAATAAAACAACTAAAAGGATTAATTCAATTTAAAAATTATACAGATGAACAGCTCCAAAAATATTACCACGAAAAAATCAAACCAGGAATTGATAACAATAGACCAAGCAGATACAATTTGCGAGAAACTAGCAAGTGGAAAAACCCTTACAGAAATTCTAGAAGATCACAAAGTATATCCGTTCAGCTTGATGAAGTTTTATTCGTACTTAAAAAAAAATCCAGAATTAGAGATAAGAATAACTGAAGCACGGAAATACGGAGTTCAGACTTTAATTGATAAATTGCTGCAAGTATTCCAATATCAAGAATTGGAAAATCCTAATGCCATACTTTGGATTAGGGAGAAAACTAAATTTATAACTTTCTTAGCTAATAAATTAACAGATCTTTATTCTGATAATAAACCTATTAAACAAAATATTGATTCTAAAATGACTATTTCTTGGGAGAGTGATGAGGATAATATTATTGATGTATCTGAGGATATAACAGAAGTTATACCCCCAGATAATAAAGATTAACTTAAAATATCTTCGTATTTCCAATCCTCTAATGATTTATCGCTTTGAACATCTTTAGTATTACCCTCTAATATTTTGTCCAATGCTTCCTCATCATCTTTAGCATTAACATAAAATGTTTTTTGCACATTGTATTGTAATGTTATTTTTTTCATATTTTCCCTTTCTATTTTTTAATTATTTGTTTAAGAAATTTCTTTGCTTTCACTTTGTCTTTTACAAAGATAAATCTTTTTTTAATTATTGTATTTAAAAAACTTTCCAATTCTTGATTAGAAAACTTTTTAATCTTTTGTTTTGGATAGTCTATAACGTACATATTTTTCCTTTCCTATTTTTTGTTAGTGAAAGTATGGAGATAAAAACATCCATACCAATACCAAATAACCTAAAACTATATAGATCATTTAGATTTTTTTAGCTATGTAATCAAAAATGGGATCTTTAGATCCTGCTGCATAAGTGATTCTTTTTTGATATAAAACCACAGTATTATTTTTTGCATTACGCATAAATAAATTTGCTGTATCTCTTACATCATTATTATAAAACCTATCTTTTGCTAAGTAGCCTTTATGATAAGTTATTGTCTCATTAGATTGAGCAGTTTGTAGCCAAGTCTCGTAGTTGTTTGTTGTCATTGTTTTCTCCATTTGTTTTTTTATTGTTATAATTTCTTATGATTGTTTTAGCCATTACACCGTCAACACTCATAAGGTTTAAGAACAGTTCTTTAGTTAACGCTCTTAAATTTTGTTGTTGTAATTGTTTATTCATATTAAAATTATTAAAGTTGTTATTAAACTTATAGCAATTAAAATATATTTAATCGCTGCGACATAGCGTCTATGAATTACTGTATTTTTTATTATCATTTTTCACCTCTGTTTTCTTGTTGGTTTTTTTGATTTTTTTATTTTTAAAAATTAAATCAAAATTTTTTTTATAAAGATCATTTGAGGGTCTACTAATACCATCAAATTTTGTAGCCTTGTCTTTACTCATCTTTTAACCCCCTTATTTCTTTTTTAAATTGTCTCAAGGTTTGAGCGTCTGTACTTCCTATATGATGTACTACGTTAAAAAATGGGTTGATGTCGCTACTCTCCCACCCTTTTTTTTTGCTTATCTTATTGATTAAATTGATAAATTTATCCTTCCAATTTTTATTTTTCATTGATTAACCTCTTTATTTTTATTAATGTTTTTTTCTGTCGCTCTATTATTTGAGCCGTTTGAATATCAACTACATTTTTTTGAAATTTTTCTAAATTCAAAGATCTCAAAAAATGATCGATATGCATATCTCCTATTTTAATATTAACACCTTTAGATTTTGAATATCTATAAGTTGTTTCAAGTGTTTCCATTGTATCGCTTGCTATCGCTCTGTTATCTATTACGGCTTGTATCTTTACAAGTTCCATTAGTGTCGCCATTGTTTACCCTTTCTTTTTTATTGTTATTTTAAATCAACTACAAATCCAGACGTGTCTCTATCTAGTTTTCCAGTTTTTTTGTTAAGACTTAATTTTTCTTTTAATCCTACAACTACGTTAGCTTCATCAAGAAACCTTAAATCATGTTCATCCCCAGTAATAACCTTAAAACCTTTATAAGTCTCTGGTAGTTCCTTTCTAAAAACTACGGCTACGTTTCCCCCTGCTTTTAAAACTTGAGTTGATTGAAAATCGTTAGCTTCATTTCTTGAGAATGTTAAATGATAATTTTTTGGCATATCACCTTTAAGATATTTAATCATTCTTTTAAAATGCTTTGTGTAGTCATAAAATTGAACATTAGGAAACAATTCAAATATTTTGTGATTTTCCCACATAATATCTGAAGTTGTGTTTAATCTTATAACTGGTTTAAGATCATATTTTTTACATAAAATTTCATGATTTCTAATTTCTCTTGTGATCATACTTAAAAATTTTGCTCTATCTTTAAAATATAATAAAGTTCTATTAACCCTACCTAGTGTTTTTTGTGGCATAAAAACTGGATTGCCTGCTTCATGTAAACAAGCATTTGCACAACCTTCAGATTTACTGGCACAAGTTTCATATCCAGATATTTTTGAAGGTGCTAAATTTAATCTTTTAATCCAATATTTTTTTAAATCTTCATCTTTTAGATTTTTATCTAATTTTGGGTTTCCACTTGTAAACATTATTTTTGTTAAATCTTTATAAGTAGGCTTTGTTTTTTGTACTGTCATATTTTCCCTTTTTTTTGTTTTTTTTAATTATATTAGTTTTATTGGTATTTCTTTAAAGTTGCTAAATTGTCGCACCTATTTACCAAATATTAAAGTTATTATTATTGCTAATACTAAAGCCAAATAAAGATGTTCCATTTTTTACCCTTTCTTACTGTTGCGTTAATCTATAAAACTTTTTGCCACATCTAAAGCAAATAATAAAAAGCAACCGAAGGTTAATATTAAACCTAATGATTGCTTACTTGGATCAGTTGCCAGGATAATTATACCTAGAACTGAACATAATAATAATAAAACCCATTTAATAACTGTAAGCATTATAAGTCAGTACCTTTCTTTAATTGATTATTATAAATTACTTGATCTTCTAACTCATTAAATTTTTTGTGAAATTCATCACTAAAATTTGATGGACAATTATCCTCTTTAAAAAGCACAAATTCCATTGGTGAATTATCTTTTTCAAGTTTTTTCAATAAGTGTTTTTCATTATAACTCAATGACATTATTTTACCCCCTTATCATTTTTTGCTTTTTGGATTATATCAACTAATTTTCCCAAAGTTGAAACTTGCATTTTCATTTCTTTTTTGCCTTCATCAGTTAATTTAGAATATAAATCTAAATATAAAGGCAATTGAGTTTCCCATTTTCCAAAGTCATTAAGATTGATTGTTTTTTTATTTGTTTTTGTAGTCATATTTTCCCTTTTTTGTTTAAGTTGTCTTTAAAAAACAAGTTATAGATATAATTGAAAATTAGAACATGACAAGTTGACGCATCAAATAGATTAGAATAGTTCTAAAGTATTATTGAATGAGTGAGATAGATATTATAGAGAGATAAGTATAGAGAGATAAATATAGAGAGATAAGTATACTAAAAAGAAACACACTCAACCTGGAATTTTTTATGCGATATAAAGAACGGAAACAATAAGACGGTTAATTAAAAGAATAGACCATACTAAAAGATTTTTTTTTATTAGTATTGATAGTCTGGAATTATCGTTAGTAATATTTATTGAATAAACCTACAAAAAAAAAAGATTTTTGAAATATAGAGAGGGGGTACACCCCAGAAAATGGCGTGCGATATACATATCATTATACATGGGATTTGCTAACAGACACACACAGACACCCTGCACCAGTTATACAAACCTTTTCCAAAAATTATTTTTTAGTTGTTTTAAAAACCGAATATACTACATCTAGTATATGGATGATTTAGATAGTAATAGCTTTGATTGTATTGCTTTTATTGATGAGAAGAATAATAACTTAACAATAAAGTTTATTGGTATACCTAATAAACAAGCTGCAGAACTATTTACAGATTATGTCATGATGACATTAGGAGTTGATTACCATCCTTTAAGCGAGACCACTCGTTCCAAAATGATACATTAACAGATGAACATTAAGATTCCTTATACTCCTAGAAAACATCAGAACTATCTACATCAACAGATTAACAAACATAGATGGAGTGTGCTAGTTTGTCACAGAAGGTTTGGCAAAACAGTATGCATGATAAACCATCTTATTAAATCAGCATTAATGTGCAAACATAAGAATCCTAGATTTGCTTATATTGCACCCACCTTTAAACAAGCGAAGTCAATCGCTTGGGATTACATGAAACAGTTTACTGCAAAAATCCCAGCAACAAAGTTCAATGAAACAGAACTAAGAGTAGATCTGCCAAATGGTGCAAGAATAACATTACTAGGAGCTGAGAACTCAGATGGGTTAAGAGGTATATACCTGGATGGTTGTGTGATTGATGAATACGCAAACATTGAAGGAAAACTATTTGCAGAGATAATTAGACCAGCTCTATCTGACAGAAAAGGTTACTGTGTATTTATTGGTACACCTGCTGGAATGAACAATAACTTTTATGATCTATACCAACACGCTAATGGAGCAGATGATTGGTTTAACTATAAAGCTAAAGCAAGTGATACAAAGATTGTAGATCCAGAAGAATTAGAAAAAGCAAGAGAAGTTATGGGTGAGAAGAAGTACCTACAGGAATTTGAGTGTGATTGGATTGCCAACATTGAAGGTGCGATCTATGGAGATGAAGTCGCTAAGTTAGATGATAAGAATCAACTAGCTAGAGTTCCCTACGATCCTACTTTGCCTGTCTCAACTGCATGGGATCTCGGTGTCGCAGACCACAGTAGTATTATATTCTTTCAGCAAAAAGGAACAGCAATACAGATAATAGATTACCATGAAGAACGTGGTCATGGATTACCACACTATATTCAGTTGCTAAACGAAAAACCATACGTTTACAAGGAGCATTACGCACCACATGATATTGAAGTACAGGAGTTTGGCAATGGCAAGACTAGACGTGAGATAGCCTACCAATTAGGGGTGCGTTTCAAAGTTGTGCCGAAGCTACCAGTAGAGGAAGGAATCCACGCAGTAACTATGTTGCTCAACCGATGTTGGATAGATACAGACCATTGCAAAAGTTTAATAGATGCGTTAAGACATTACCATAGGAAGTACATCGACAAAAATAGAATGTTCAGATCGAAACCTGTACACGATTGGAGTAGTCATGCCTGCGATGCAATGAGGTATCTAGCAGTAGGGTTACAAGAATTAAATACTAGACAAAACGCTCCACAAAGTGTAGCAGATAATGATTATAGGATTATTTAATTATGGGATCAATTTTAAAACCAAAAATGCCAGAATTACCACCTGTGCAACCATTAGAAGAACCACCTTCAACAGAACTATCTGAAGCTGAACAAAAAAAATTAGACGCAGAGTTTGCTGCTAAAGAAAGAAAAAGAAAAGGTAGAAAATCAACAATCAAAACTTCTCCACTAATTGCTATGGAAGAAGCAGACGTAGAGAAGAAAACATTACTAGGATAATACTATGTTAGATAAAATTAAAAAAGCATTTAGCAAAACAAAAAAAGAAGTTAAGTCAGAATTTAAGAAGCAAGTAAACACTTCTATTGAGATTGCAAAAGAAGTTAAGTCAGAAGTTAAATCTGAAACTCAATCTGAAACTAAATCTTCTTTAACATTTGGAAAATAATTATGGGTAGCAATAATGCTTCTAGTGGTGGTGGATCAAATAGATATGAACCACCAAAAAAAAATATAGTTCAAAAAATTTTTGAAGCATCTCCAACAGTTAAAGTGGTTAAAGCTATTACTAAAAATATAAAAGAAACTAAACAAAAAAAAGATATGCAAACTGCTTTAGATTATGAGGGTGCTGCTTATAAAACTAAAAGAGGTAGCACTTATGTTACTAACGAAAGTGGTGGTAATGACAACAATAGTAATCAAGTTGTTCAAGCTCCAGTAGTTACAAAAGTTAATGGTCCAACAACAGCAGAAGTTTCTCAAGTTGTACCAGAAATTACATCAGAAGAAGCAAGAGCATCAGCAAATGAATTAATTTTAAAAAAAAGAAGAGGGAGAGGAAGATCTTTAAATATGTTGCAAACTTCATCACAAGGTTTAAGTAATGAAGGTTTAACTTTAAGTAATAAAACTTTATTAGGATAATATGCAAACAGATTTAGCAAAACAATTATTAAAAAGATTTGACAGATTAAAATCTAACAGACAGAATTGGGAAAGTCATTGGCAAGAAGTTGCAGACTATATGCAACCAAGAAAAGCTGATGTAACTAAAACAAGATCTAAAGGTGATAAAAGAACAGAACTTATTTTTGATAGTTCACCACTACAAGCAGTAGAGTTACTTGCTTCTTCACTTCATGGTATGTTAACGAACCCTTCTACAACTTGGTTCTCATTAAGATTTAAAGGTGGAGAATTTGAAGATAATGATGAAGCTAAAGCCTGGTTAGAAGATGCTACAGAAGTTATGTACACAGCTTTTAATAAGTCTAACTTCCAACAAGAAATATTTGAACTGTACCATGATCTAATTACATTTGGTACTGCAGCAATGTTTATTGAAGATGATGAAGAAGATACTTTAAAATTTTCTACAAGACATATTAATGAAATGTATATTTCAGAAAATGATAAAGGTAGAATAGATACTATCTTTAGAAAATTTAGATTAACAGCTAGAGCTGCAATACAAAAATTTGGTGCTAATGTTTCTGATAATATTGTAACTGTAAATAGAAAAGATCCATATGAAGAAATAGAAATACTTCACGCAATATATCCAAGATCTGATTTTAATCCTAAGAAACAAGATAAAGCTAATATGCCTTTTGAATCTGTTTACCTAGAAGCAGGAACAGGTGATGAATTATCTGTATCTGGATTTAAAGAATTTCCTTTTGTAGTACCAAGATACTTAAAAGCATCACACGAAATTTATGGTAGATCTCCAGCAATGACAGCTTTGCCAGACGTTAAGATGCTAAATGAAATGTCTAAGACTACAATCAAGTCTGCACAGAAACAAGTTGATCCACCTTTACTTGTTCCAGATGATGGATTTATTTTACCAGTAAGAACAGTTCCTGGTGGATTAAATTTCTACAGAGCAGGAACTAGAGATAGAATTGAAACTTTAAACATTGGTGCGAACACTCCATTAGGTTTAAATATGGAAGAGCAAAGAAGAGATTCAATTAGAAACGCTTTCTATGTAAACCAATTACAAATGCAGAATGGTCCACAAATGACAGCTACAGAAGTTATTCAACGTAATGAAGAGAAGATGAGATTACTTGGTCCAGTTCTTGGTAGACTTCAATCTGAATTATTAAAACCATTAATTGATAGAGCCTTTGCAATTATTTTAAGAAAAAATATGTTTAGACCTGCACCAGAAGAATTATCTGGTCAAGATATAGAAATTGAATATGTATCTCCACTAGCTAAAGCACAAAAGTCAAATGAACTACAATCTATTATGAGAGGTATAGAAATACTAGGATCACTTGCAAATGTTGCTCCAGTATTCGATCATGTTAATATGGATAAACTTGTTAAACATTTAATGGATGTTGTAGGTGTTCCACAAAAAGTTTTAAAATCTGCAAGTGAAGTTCAAGCTACCAGAGAAGAAAAACAACAACAAGAACAAGAAGCACAACAAATGGCACAGATGCAACAAGTAGCACAAGCTGGTGGACAAATAGCACCTTTGGCAAAAGCATTACCAGAAGAAGCACAAGCACTAGCTAATGCTGAAGTTGAAGAATAATAAAAAAACAAAAGGATAGATATGCAAGATGAGAAAGCAGTACACGCTTATATAAAAAAACTACAAGAAAATTATAAACATATTTTTACATCAGATGAAGGTAAGGAAGTTTTATCTGATTTAGAAAAAAGATGTCATTATCATTCTACTACCAATGTTAAAGGTGATAGTCATGAGAGTGCATATATGGAGGGTCAACGAAGCATCCTTCTATTTATTAAACAAATGCTTCAAACAAATAAGGATAAATAAATATGTCAGAAGAACAGACAACTCAAACAACTGAGCCTGTAGCAGAGACAACACAAACTACAGAACCAGTTGCACCAACTATAGCAACAACAAATAATTCAACACCTTCAACTTGGAAAGATTCAATTTCACAAGAGTTTAGAGAAGATCCAAACATTTCTAAATTTACTGAAATAGATGCGTTAGCTAAAAGTTATATCAACGCAACTAGAATGATTGGTCAAGATAAAGTTGCTGTACCAAATCAAAACTCAACAGATGATCAATGGAATGAAGTATATTCTAAATTAGGTAGACCAGAATCTCCAGATCAATATAAACTAGATGTAAAATCTGAAGTAGTTCCATTAGATGAAGGTACAATTAAATCGTTTGCAGAGAATGCTCACCAACTTGGTTTAAATAATAAACAGGCTCAAGGTATCTTGGAGTATTATAAAAACTCTATGGAAGGCTCTGCACAACAAGCACAAATTGATACAGAAACTGCACAAGCAAATGCAGAAGCTGAACTTCGAAAAGAATGGGGTAGATCTTTTGATGAAAATATTAAAAAAGCTGGAGCAGTTGCTAAAGCAAATATGAATCCAGAAATTTTAGATATGCAATTAAAAGATGGTACTCGTTTAGGAGATCATCCTGCAGTTATTAAAGGTTTTGCAAACATTGCTAATCTTATGTCTGAAGATAAAATGATTGGAACTGGAGAAGATAATTCAACATCTGGAAGAGACTACCAAAGTGAGATTAATTCTCTTGTTAATGATAAAGATGGTCCATATTGGAATAAAGCTCACCCAGAACATGACAAGGTAGTTCAACAAGTATTTACTTTGAGAACAATGATGAATGGATAAAGAAGAGATAAGATTAGAAATATTAAGAATGGTATTGGAAAGTGGATCAGAAAAAATAAAATCTGATCCCTTGCCAAGCTGTGAAAAATATTATACATGGGTTTCTAAGGCGAGTGAAAATTCGCCTAAGAAAAGTAAGACAATTCGAAAGAACCTTACTGACAACAAGGAATAGACTTGTAGTCTAAAAGACTTTAAATCCAAGAGAAGCCAGAATTTCTGAGAACGTCTCTGTTTTGTTTTAACATTAACTTAACAATAATAGGAGACATAATATGTCAACTGAAATAACAAAAGCATTTGTAGAACAATATAGTTCAAACATACAAATGTTATCACAACAAAAAGGTTCTCTTCTTAGAGATAAAGTAAGATTAGAATCTGTAACTGGTAAGAACGCATTCTTCGATCAAATCGGAAGCGTTACTGCTACAGTAAGAACAACTAGACACTCTGACACTCCACAAGCAGATACTCCTCACTCAAGAAGAAGAGTTAGCTTGGTAGACTACGAGTTTGCAGACTTAGTTGATGATCTAGATAAAGTAAGAATGTTAGTAGATCCTACTTCTAGCTATGCACAAGCTGCTGCTTATGCAATGGGTAGAGCAATGGATGATGCTATCATAGCTGCTGCAATCGGTTCATCTGACACAGGTGTTGCTGGTGGTACTGCTGTTGCATTACCTGCTGGTCAAAAAATCGTTGAAGCTGGAACTGCTGGTTTAACTATCGCTAAATTAAGAGAAGCGAAAGAAATCATAGATCTAGCTGACGTTGATCCTTCACTACCGAGACACATCATTGTATCTCCAAAACAGATCTCTGATCTATTAGGAACTACTGAAGTGACTTCAAGTGATTTCAACACAGTAAAAGCATTAGCATCTGGTGATGTTAATTCTTTCTTAGGTTTCAACTTCTGTGTAACTAACAGACTAGCTATTGCTTCAAGCAAAAGAAAATGTATCGCTTTCGTATCTGATGGTGTTGCATTAGCTGTTGGTAAAGATTCTACTGCTAGAATCGATGAGAGATCTGATAAAGGCTACGCAACTCAAGTTTACTATTCTGCTGCATTCGGTGCGACTAGAATGGAAGAAGCTAAAGTTGTAGAAGTACAGGCTCACGAAGCATAGTAAATAAATTTTAGGGGGTGGAAGCGAGAGTGAAAACCCCCTAGAGTGCATGATAAAAGAAACAAAAACTTTAGAAGCTGTAGTACATTTAAAGAAAGGTAATTATATTTACAGATACGTTTTAGTAGACAGGTTTCAACATGATGGTAAAAATCATTATGGTTTTGACAAAAAACAAGGTAAGACAATAGAAGAAATTTTTGCTTTAAAAAAAGATAGACAAATAAGACGCAAGTATATAATAAGGAAGTAATATGGCATCAGTAGTAGACATTTGTAATGGAGCATTAAATCAACTAGGTGCGTCAACTATACTTACACTTACAGAAGATTCAAAGAACGCAAGACTTTGCAACGCAAGATACACACAAGTTAGAGATAGTTTATTTAGATCTCATCTTTGGAATTGTTTAACCAAAAGAGTTGAACTTGCAAAAGATACTGAAGTTCCTTCTTGGGGTTTTTCATATCAGTTTACATTACCTGCAGATTGTTTGAGAGTAGTTACAATTTTAAATTATGATTACGATTATAAGGTTGAAGGTAGAAAAATTTTAGCAAATCATGGTACATTAAAAATTCAATACATAGCTAGAATAGAAGATCCTAATCAGTATGATGAATTATTAAGAGAAACTATTTCAGCATCATTAGCAGCAGATATTGCTTATGCTGTAACTTCATCTAATCCGACTACACAAAATATGTATAATTTATTTCAAGACAAATTAAGAGAAGCAAGATTCGTAGATGCAACTGAGGGTCAAAGTACAAATCCAGATAATGGTCAATCAGATGTTATTGGATCTTCTTCGTTCATAAACTCAAGGTACTAACCTATGGGTAGAGTTGCTGTTCAATTAACCAATTTTACTGGTGGAGAATTATCACCAAGATTAGATGGTAGAAATGATTTAGCCAAATATAATTCTGGATGTAAAACTTTAGAGAACATGATTGTATATCCACATGGTTCGGCATCAAGAAGATCTGGCACACAGTTTGTTGCAGAAGTAAAAGATAGCACAAAAAAAACTAGATTAATTTCTTTTGAATTTTCAACAGTACAAACTTACATTCTTGAGTTTGGAGATCAATACATTAGATTTTATAAAGACAATGGTCAAATATTATCTGGTGGTTCAGCTTATGAAATAGCTTCACCTTATTTAGAAGCAGAACTATTTGATATTAAGTTTGCTCAATCTGCAGACACCATGTATCTGTGTCATCCTAATCACCACCCTAGAAAACTAACTAGATCTGGTCATACTAACTGGACATTAACTAATGACGTTATAATTAATGGACCATTCATGGATCACAATGTAGAATTAACTACTTTAACTCCATCACATAAAGTTGTTGGTCAAACTACAACTGTTACTGCAAGTGCTGTAACAGGCATTAATAGTGGTCAAGGATTTTTATCCACAGATGTTGGTAGACTACTTCACATTAAAGATGGTCATTTAAAAATAACAAGTGTTACTTCTACTACTGTTGTAGTTGGAACTGTTATTGTTGATTTAGGAATTACTACTCCTGTTACAGACTTTGCACTAGGATCATTTAGTGATACTACAGGTTATCCTGCTTGTGTTACTTTCTTTGAACAAAGACTAGTATTTGCAGGAACTACTGCTCAACCTCAAACTTTATTCTTTTCAAGATCAGCAGACTACGAAAACTTTGATGATCAATATCACCAAACTGTAGCTGATGATGATGCTATTGTTTATACAATCGCTTCTAACCAAGTTAATGCAATTAGATTCTTAACAGCAACTAGAACATTAATTATAGGTACAGCAGGGGGTGAGTTTGCAGTTAATGGTGGTGGTACAGGCGAAGCTATTACTCCAACAAATATTTTAATTAACAAACAATCAAATCATGGTGCAGCAAATGTAGATGGTATTGCTGTAGGTAATGCAACATTATTTTTACAACGTGCTAAAAGAAAAATTAGAGAACTAGCTTACAACTTTGATGTTGATGGTTATGTTGCTCCAGACTTAACAATCCTTGCCGAACACGTTACTGAATCTGGTATTACACAAATGGCATACCAGGAAGAACCTAATAGTATTGTATGGTGTGTTAGAACTGATGGTCAACTTTTAGGTTTTACTTATCAAAGAGAACAACAAGTTACTGCTTGGCACAGACATATATTTGGTGGATCATTTGGTAGTGGTAACGCAGTATGCGAAAGTGTTGAAGTATTACCAACAGATAATTCTGAATATCAAGTTTGGGTTATAGTTAAAAGAACTATTGATGGTGCAACAAAAAGATATGTAGAGTATTTACACAATCAAGACTTTGATGAAACAGATGATACTTCATTTAATTATTTAGATTCTCAATTAGCTTATGATGGATCTGCAACAACAACTATATCTGGCTTAGATCATTTAGAAGGTGAAGAAGTTTCTATACTTGCAGATGGTGCAACTCATCCAAATAAAACTGTAAGCTCTGGTGCAATTACTTTAGATAGATTTTCAACTAAAGTTAAAGTTGGTTTACCTTATGTTTCATTATTACAAACAATGAGAATAGATGCTGGATCGCAAAATGGTACATCACAAAGTAAGACTAAAAGAATTTATGAAATCACTGCTAGACTTTACGAAAGTATTGGTATTGAGATTGGTCCAGATCTAGACAACATGGAACGAATACCATTTAGATCTTCAGCTAACTTAATGGATAGTGGAGTTAATGTATTTACTGGGGATAAAGATGTAGAGTTTAGAGGTAACTATGAAACAGATGGTTTTATAGTTGTTAGACAAACACAACCCTTACCTTTGACTATATTGTCATTATATCCTAAACTTCAAACAAACGATGGATAGAATATTAAATATTGTTAAATATAAAGGTGAACATGGTGAATTTATAATGAAACAACAAATGAATCATGTATTGATGGATAAAGATATGGAATTTGAAGGAGACGCAAAAAACTTGGTACAAGATAATTTAGCATTTACAGGTATGATTGATGGTAAACCTATCTTTGCTGCAGGCATGAAAATTATTTGGAATGGTGTTGCAGAAGGTTGGGTGTTGGCTACTAAAGATACTTTAGATCATCCTTTACTTGTAGCAAGAGCAATTAAAAAAGGTTTTGCAAAAACTGCTAAAGAAAATAATATCAATAGAGTTCAAACTGCTATAAGAGCTGACTATACAACTGGTTTAAAATTTGCTAAATGGTTAGGATTAGAGGAAGAAGGATTAATGAAAAAATTTGGTTTTGATGGTTCAGATCAATATATGTATGCGAGGTTATTCTAATGGGATGGGTCGCACCAGTAGCTGCAGCAACTTCTGCAGTATTATCAGTATCAGCAGCACAACAAGCATCTGCTAATGGACAATTTAATAAACAAGTTGCAGAAAGAAATGCTAAGTTAAAAATTCAAGAAGCAGAAGCTATACAAGCTAAAAAAGAATTAGACTTAGCAAAATTTGATGAAAAATTTAGACAGTTTGAAGGATCAACTGTTGTAGCTATTTCTACAAGTGGTGCAGAGTTAAGTGGTTCTGGTATGAGAGTTATGAGAAGTAATGCAGAGCAAGCTGAATTAGAAAAAAATGTTATAGATTATAATGCAGAAGTTGGTAAGGCAAGAGCATTTGAACAAGCAAACTTCTCTAAAATTCAAGGCGATATTGCAATGAATAATGCTAGACAACAATCTATTGGTTATTACTCTCAAGCAGGAACAAGTTTACTAAAGGCTTTTGGATAATATGCCTAAGATACCTACATTTACATCTGGACAAACTCAAATGACAACACAGAGTACAGGTGTTGCATCTAATCTTCAAATTGATCCAAGATCATCTGTAGCAGCATCTTTATTGCCAGCAGTAGATGCTGTAACAACTTATGCAGTTAAAAAAAGAGACGCTACTGAAAAACTAGAAGCACAAAAAGTTATATTAGAATTAAAAGCTGAATCAGATAAACTTAAACATTCTCAAAAAGATAACATTAATGAAGATGATGCTATCAATACTTTTAAGACACAGTTTGAACCAATAGTAAATAAAACTGTTAGTGGAATAAAAAATAAAAGAGTTAAAAAATTAATTCAAGATGGAATGATTTTAGAGAATGCTGAAAATATTTACACTTTAAAAACACAATCATTCAAAGCATTTGAAGCAGAAAGTATTAAAATTTATAATGATACTCAAGCATCTAATATTGGTAAATATAAAACTTCAGATAATCAACAACAAAAAGATATTTATAAAAATGAAATGATTAGAGCAGCAGAAACTTACAATGATGCTCATCAATTAGGAGAAAATGATTTAAAGAAAAGAATTGATAATATTAATAATGCTTTATTTCTTACAGATTCTGAAGATCTTATTGGTACTGATGGTGGTGTAGAAGCAATTAAAAAACTTGATACTGGAGATATGAAACTAAATAACGAAACATTTAGTGAATCAATGTATAAATTATATTCAGATAAAATTGAATCTTTAACTGTTAAAGGTGATCCAAATGCTGATTATGATCAAGCACAAGAATTATTAGTTGAATTAGAAAAATTTGAAAGATCTAATGGAACTAAAGTTATTGATGGTGTTAGAGAGAAAAAGTTTGCTGATTTAAAAACTAAAATATTAACTGAATCTATTACCCATGATGATCTAATGTTTCAAATTGTTCAAGGTAAAGAAGTAACAGAATATAAAGAAGCTCAATCAAAAGCATTAAGTGGAGCATTTTACAATCCTATGATTTTAGAAAAAAGTGGTGCTACTGCAAAAGCATTATCTAATGAAGCAATTGCAGAATATGAAACTAGATATGATTCTTGGTTGAATGCTAATCAACAAGCATCATCATTTGAAAAAAAACAATTTGCTTTAGAATTAAATTTAATGTTGGTAGATAAATATACTGAAGTAGATTTAGAACAATTAACAACATTTAATTTAGAAAAAAATAAATTTAATATTAATAGAGAATTAAATGAAGTTGAACTTGCTGCTTCTACATATTATGCTAATCCAGAAAATCCAAATACGTTGAAATCTTTAGCTAAACTAAATGGTTATGTTGATAAGAAAGGTAAACCAGATGTTAATGGTTTTTTAAATTTTTACCTACCACTTATAAAAAGCAGACAAAATTCTGGGAGTTAATAAGTTATGACAGAACTTTCTCAAGAAGCTAAAGATATTCTTCAATCAATTAGAGAATCTAACGAAGTAATTAAACCTGTTAACTCTGGTTTAGTTAAAGAACCAAATGAAGATGATATTGGATTTTGGAAAACTTTAGGAGATATGGCATTAGCTGTACCTAAAGGAGTTGTTAATGCAGTAGAAGAAGGGGGTGATTTTTCAGATGAAAATATTGTTAATGCAGGTGGAATAGAAGTTAATAAATTACAAGCATTAACACTAGTCAATCCTATTCTTGCAAAAAAATATTATGAAGAAACTAAATCAACTTTTAGAGATTTTATACCTAGATATGTTCCACCTTCTGCGTGGAAATCAAAAGATAGAAGAATAGCAACTTTTTCAAAACCAGAAACTATGGCAGGTAATATGACAGAAAGTGTGTCAAGATTCCTTACAGGCTTTTATGGACCAAACAAATTTTTAAAAGGAGTAGGTTTAACAGGTGGTTTTGTTAAAACAGGAATAAGAGGAATGACAGCAGGAGCTGTTGCCGATCTTACTGTATTTGATCCAGATGAAGGAAGATTATCAGATATGTTAGTTGAGTTTAATTCTCCTTTACTAAATAATGCTGTTACTCAATATCTTGCAACAGATGAAGATGATACTGAAATGGAAGGAAGGTTAAAAAATGTTTTAGAAGGAATTGTTATTGGTGGACCATTAGAAATTTTAATGGGTATTAAAGCATTTAAAAGACAAAAAGCAACTCAAAATATTTCAGAAAAAAATAAAATTCATAAAGAGTATGGTGCTGCTATTAAGAGTTTACAAGAAGCCAAAAAGAAACAAAAACTAAAACCTATTGATGTTGGTGTTAGGGTTGTAGCTGATGATAGAGGTAATGTTGGTACCGTATTAAGTATGGAGAGAGGTGCTATAAAAGTTGAGTTTATTTCTAAAGAAGGTTTAAGAGCAACTAAAACATTTAAAAAATCAGAATTAAAATCAATAGATAAAACTCCATTAAAATTAGATCCTATTGTTAAAAAGAAAATAGCAGAAGGTAACGCAGCTATTATAAATGTAGAACAAGCTATTAAGGATATTGAAATATCCAAAGCAAATGCAAGAGCAGATTCAGAATCTTTTATGAGTAAAATTTTAAATGTAAAATCATTTAAAAATGCTAACCAAGTTTTAAAAACTATTGATGACTTGTCTGATTTGTTTGATGAACAAGCTAAAGAGTTTTTAACTAATGATGTTTTAAGAAATGATGTTGCCGACGAACTTGCAACAATAATGGCTAGAGATAAATCTGAAGTATTAAGAGCATTACCTAAAGAAGCTGCTAGAGCAAAAGAAGCTGTTATTAGAATGTTAGCAACTAAAAAAGTAATACAAGAAATTGCTATAGATGCTAAAAATTCTGGTGAAAAATATTTAAAAGAGTTTGGTGATGATGCCACTAAGTGGAGCAAAGAAGCTAAAACAGAAATTGCTTTAAGATCTGCAATCTTGCGAGACACTCTTTATTATTTAAAAGAACAAATTAGAGGAGCAGCTAGAGTTACTCAAGCAGGTAATATTCCTGTGTCAGCTTCAAAAGGAAATGTATTAGAAGTAGAAAAAATGGCAGACATAGTTAAAAGATTTTCTGGAGATCCTGTTACTATTTCAAAACAATGGAGAGATGGAAATATACAAACTGTTATTGAAACTTCTGGTAAAACAAAAGGTCATAAAGCAGTAGAAGTATTTAACTCATTATATATTAACTCACTTCTTTCTGGAATTTACACAAATGCTTTAAACATGAAATCTGGATTGTATGAAGCAATTATTAGACCACTAGAACAAATTGCAGGTGGTGCAATTAGAGCTGATGGTAGATCCATTCGTTTAGGTTTTGCTCAATATCAAGGAATGATTATGACTATGGGTGACACAATAAGAGCAACAGGTTTAGCAATAAGACAAGGTGATGCTATTCTCGATCCTCTTTCAAGAACTCAAGATAACTTAACTATTGTTGGTGGAAAAGCACAAAGAGCCATTAGTGGATCTAATCTTGGATTTAATGGTGCAGCAGGAACTGCTATTGATTGGGTTGGTAATATACTTGAGTTTCCATCAAGACTACTAATGACAGGTGATGAATTTTTAAAACAAGCAAACTATCGTGGAAGATTATTTCAAAATGCTCTTGATAATACTATGGAGAGAGGTTTAAAACTTTCATCTAAAGAAGGTAAAGAAAATATAGATAAAATTTTTAAAGATGGATTTGATGCTAATGGTGCAGCAAATGTTAAAGACAATCCTTTTAATAAAGAAGCATTAGATTATGCAAGAGAATCTACTTATACAAATGATTTAAGAGGTGGTTCTCATCTGAACTGGGGTAGTGCATTACAAAATATGTTAAATAAAAATCCAGAGTTTAGATTCTTAGCACCTTTTATTAGAACACCTACTAATCTTTGGAGACACTTTAGTAATCGTATTCCAGGATTAGGATTATTTACAAAACAAAATATGGATCTTTGGAAGTCTGGAGATAGAAGAGCAAGAGCAGAAGTTTTAGGTAGACAAATGTTAGGAATATCTGCAGCATTCTATGGTTACCACTTAGCAACAGAAACTATTACAGATAAAAATGGAAAAGGTTTTCCAAAATTAACTGGTAATGGACCATCTAACTTTCAGATTAAAAAAGCATGGATGGCTCTTGGATGGCAACCTTATTCTATAGGTTATAAAAAAGAAGATGGTTCAATAGGTTATAAGCAATATAATAGAATGGATCCTAGATTTTATATTTTAGGGATTATTGCAGACTTAAAAGAAAATTCACAGAATATTAATGATGAACAAAAACAAGATATGTTTACTTCTGCTGCTATATCTGTTTTTAAAAACGCAACTAACAAAACTTATTTAAGAGGTATCTCTGATGCAATGGAATTATTATCAACTGATTCTCCTAATAAGTTCTCAAAATTTTTTGGTGGTGTAGTTGGAAATGCTATTCCTTATGCTTCATTAAGAAATCAAGGTATACCATATATATTAGAACCAGATGAAAATGCTTATGAGATAAGAGGATTTGTAGATTCAATTAAAAACAGAGCAGGAATGAAAGAAGATTTAGAACCTAAAAGAGATTTTTTAACTGGTGAACCTATTGTTAAAACACCTAATAGTTTATATTTAAATCCAGATGGAATCTTATCTTACTCATCTATATTTCAAGGATTTAGTTTAGTTGGTAGAGAAACAGAGGTTAAAGATAATCCTGTTTTATTTGAAGTTGCTAGACTTAAAATACCCATGACAGAACCTGCTAAAATTAAATTTAAAACAGTAGATTTAACTGAATATAAAATGGATGGTCAATCAGCTTATAATTTTATGCTTGAGAGAATAGGTAAAACTACCAATAGTAGAGGAGAAACATTAATGATGAGATTAGATAGACAGTTTAAAAGTTATTCTTATCTTAAACTTCAAGAAGGTGATGTTAATTATGATGGTGGTAAAGAATATCAGATTAAAAAAATTATAGAAAACTATAAAAAGAGAGCCGAAAGAGATATGCTTATAAAATATAAAGATGTTGCTAATGCAATTAATGATGCTAAAAAGACTAAATTCAGTAAAAGAAAAAAGAAAACATCTATGGATGAAGCAGATATTAATAGACTTTTACCATAATATAATGTTGATTATTAAGTTAAATATAGATAAAGAGAAAGCAGTATGACAATATCTTCAACTACAGTAAAAAATTCCTACTCTGGTAATGGTACTTTAGATACCTTTAACTATACTTTTAAAATTTTTGTAGACGCAGATATTCAAGTTATTATTAGAGATGCTTCAGCTACTGAAACAGTTAAGACATTAACTACTCACTACACAGTTACAGGTGCAGGTTCTGCTTCTGGTGGAACTATTGTATTCACAGCAGGTAACATTCCAAGTGCTACAGAAACAGTTGTTATAAGAAGAGCATCACCACAAACTCAAGCAATCGATTATATTGCAAACGATCCATTCCCTGCTGAATCTCACGAAGAAGGATTAGATAGATCTATGATGGCAATTCAACAGTTGCAAGAAGAAATAGATAGATCAATTAAATTATCAAGAACAAACACAATGACTTCAACCGAGTTTGCTGTAGGTTCAACTGATAGAGCTGGTAAAATTTTTGGATTTGATGACAATGGTGAATTAGTTGTATCGCAAGAACTAGGAACTTTTAAAGGTGATTGGTCTGCATCAACTACTTATGCTGCTAGAGATATTGTAAAAGACACATCAACAAATAATATATTTTTATGTAATACTGGTCACACATCATCTGGTGTTGAACCTCTAACAACTAATACAGATAGTGCTAAATGGGATTTATTGGTAGACGCAGCTAGTGCTACAACAAGTGCTACGAATGCTGCTAACTCAGCAACTGCTGCAGCAACATCAGCAACCAATGCAGCAACTTCTGAAACTAATGCAGCAACTAGTGAGACAAATGCAGCTACTTCAGCAACTAATGCAGCTAATAGTTTTGACAGTTTTGATGACAGATTTTTAGGAACTAAAGCAAGTGATCCAACTTTAGACAATGATGGTAATGCTCTTGTTGAAGGTGCGATGTACTACAATTCTACAGACAATGATATTAGATTTTACAATGGTTCAACTTGGGATGCTCCTGCTACACAAGCTGCAACGAGTGCAACTGCTTCGGCTGGTTCTGCTACTGCATCTGCTACTTCAGCTACTGCATCTTCAAACTCTGCTACAGCATCTGCGACATCTGCTACCAATGCTGCAACTAGTGAGACTAATGCTGGAACAAGCGAAACTAATGCTGCATCATCTGCTAGTGCTGCTTCAACGTCTGCTTCAAACGCATCAACGTCTGAGACTAATGCTGCTACATCTGCAAGTACAGCAACTACTCAAGCTACTAATGCTGCTACATCGGCTACTGCTGCTCAAACTGCTCAAGCTGCTGCAGAATTAGCATACGATAATTTTGACGATAGGTATCTTGGTCCAAAAGCCAGCGATCCTACATTAGATAATGATGGAGACGCATTAATTGATGGAGCATTATATTTCAATACTACTGGTAATGTACTTAAATATTGGGATGGTTCTGCATGGAATAATGTAGAAGCAGTAGACACAAGTAATTTTGCAACTAATGGATTTGCTATTGCAATGGCGATAGCTTTATAATAAGGAGTATACATGGCACAGAACTTTAGAAGATACACAAGCAATGACGTAGGAACATCTGCTGCAACTTTATTTACAGCAGACAGTTATGATACTGTTGTAGGTATTTCAGTTTCAAACGTAACAGCATCAGCTGTAGTAGCATCAGTTTATATTAATGATGGTTCAAACGATATTTATTTAGTTAAAGATGCACCAATACCAAGTGGTTCATCATTACAAGTTTTAGATGGTGGAGCAAAGTTTGTTGTTCAATCTGGTGATGCTTTAAAAGTAATTAGTGATACAGCTTCATCTTTAGACGTTTGGGTATCAACAGTTGACGCAATTAGTTCATAGGAGAATAAATGCCTTTCATAGGAAATCAACCAGCATTATCTTACACAAGTTTTGCTAAGCAAGACTTCACTACAAGTGCGACTACATCTTACACATTAGATAATCCAGTAACTAACGCAAATGAATTGGCTCTTTTTATTAACTTTGTAAGACAAGAGCCTACTACTGCATACTCTGCAAGTGGTACAAGTTTGACTTTAACTTCAGCAACAAGTGCAACAGATGATATGTACTGTGTGTTTTTAGGTAAAGCTGTTCAAACAGTAAATCCTCCTAATGGTTCTGTTGGAATATCACAACTATCAGCTACTGGTACAAAAGATGCAACTACATTTCTAAGAGGTGATAATACTTTTGCTAGTGCTGGTGGTGCTAACACTCCAGCTTTTAGAGCAACAATGTCTGCTAATCAAACAGGTCTTTCGTCTGAAGCTAATACAAAAGTTTCATTTAATACTGAAACTTATGATATAGGTTCTTGTTATGACCACAGTTCAAATTTTAGATTTACAGTACCAAGTGGAGAAGATGGTAAATATTTAATAACTGCTCACATACATACTAGAGCTGATGGTGCTCATTCTGGTAAAACTTGTAGACTTTATAAAAATGGTTCTTTTTTAACTGAAAGTCAAACAGCAACTGCTGGAGATAATCTTCATGCTACTAGAACAAATAATTCATCAGTAACAACAATAGAAAATTTAAGTGCAACAGATTATATTGAAGTATATGCAAAAGTTTTTGGAAGTGCTTGGTCTTTACAAAATGAAGGTGCTTATTTTTCAGCATTTAAAATTATAGAATAAGGAATATAGAATTATGGCTTTACATTCATTACATTCATGCAAAGAAAATTTTAAGGAGATAAATTAAATGGCAATAACAAAAATAATAGCAGACAGTATTACAAGTGGAGCAGTAGCTAACACTCCAAACTTTTTAGTTAAATCTCCAGATACAGGTCAAACTTTATCAACTGGAACTTGGACTAAATTGGTGGGTTGGACAAATGTTTATGACACAGCAAGTGGTTTTGATTTTACAAACGATAAATATACTATTCCTACTGGACAAGGTGGAAAATACCATGTTTATGCTAGAATAAAAAATGCTGATAGTACAACAAGAAGAATACAAGTAGCTATTTATATAAATGGCTCTCTTGCTTCTAACAGTAGAACTGCTGCAGCTACTACTACTTATTACTCTGGTGTACAAATTAGTTATGTAGTTAATTTATCTGCATCAGATTATCTTGAGGTATATGGTAGAATAGATAATGGTGGTGGTGGTACAGTTATGACATCGACAAATGAAGAACTTTTCGGAGCATATAAAATTATAGAATAACAACACAACAATGAGGATAATAACATGGCACAACTAAGTACAAAAATAAAATTATACGCAGCAGCAAATGGTGTTGCTAGTGTTGATTTTAGTTCTGATGTTATGTTGCAAGATGACAGTAATGGAGCTGGTGTTTATATCAAGGAATGGAATTTAGATATTGCTAAGCCTACTGATACACAACTAGCATCATACGAAACTGCAGCAACAACTGAAGAAGCTAACAATGTAGTAATTTCTACAAGAAAAGCAGCTTATGGTTCTTGGGAATCTCAACTAGAAGAAATCTATGATGATGGAATTGACAGTTGGAAAGCAAGAATTGCACAAGTTAAAACAGATAACCCAAAGAGTTAATATAAATGGCATATATAGGTAAGACACCAACAATAGGAAACTTTCAAGTTTGTGATGCAATAAGTGTTGTAAATGGTCAAGCAGCATACACTATGCAAGTAGGTGGAGTTAATGTATCTCCAGAAAGTGCTAACCATATGCTAGTTAGTTTGAATGGTATTTTACAAGCACCAACAAGTTCATTCACAGTTAGTGGTTCTACAATTACCTTTGCATCAAATCTGGTTACTGGTGATGTAATAGATTTTATTCAGATACTAGGTAATGTTTTAGATGTAGGAGTTCCATCAGATAATACAGTTTCACTTGCTAAACTAACAGCAACAGGAACTAAAGATGCTACAACCTTTTTAAGAGGAGATAATACTTTTGCAGAAGTACCTGCTGGTGGAATTACAGAAGCTGACCAATGGAGATTAACTACAACTATAGTTGGTAATTCTTCTCCTATTTCATCTAATTTAGAAAGAAACGATAGTTCTGGATTTGGTTACATTGGAAGTGGAATGACACAAAGTTCTGGAATATTTACATTTCCGTCTACTGGAATTTATTTAATTTCTGCAAATGGAACTATATATAATAATATTACAAGTAGTAGATACGCATTAATAGAATTTTTAACTACAACAGATAATTCTAGCTATACAACAGTTGCAAATTCTTATTCTTATATAAACTATGTAAGTAGTTACACTTATACTAATTCTGAACAAAAAATATTTTTTGATGTAACTAATACATCTAATTGTAAAATTAAATTTAATTTCACAGCAGAAAATGGAAATACTGGTTTGCAAGGAAATACAGATGCTAATAGAACTGTTTTCACATTTATAAGATTAGGAGATACATAAGATGAATAGAGATTACTTACAAGAAGCATTACATACTTTCAATGGTGGTAATTGGTATGGTTGGAAAAAAACAGATAGTGATGGAAACAAAATTCCTAACGACCAACGAATGACTTACGCAAATATTGAAGTCATTAAAGATGGTGCAACAATACCAACTGAAGCAGAAGTTAATTCAAAGATACAAGAATTAAAAGATGCAGAAACAGATAGAGAAACTAAAAAAGCATCTGGCAAACAAAAGTTACTAGACTTAGGATTATCCGAAGAAGAAGTTAAAGCACTAATAGGAGTTTAATCAATGGCTATCAACCTTGCCAACAATTCCTCACTTGCAAATATAACTGCATTACCATCAAGTATTAGTGGTGGTGGTATGACTTTAATATCAGAGCAAACTGCATCTGGTTCAGCTACAATATCTTTTACATCTGGCATAGATGATACTTATGATTCTTATGTGTTTAAGTTTATTAATATTCATGCTGAAACAGATAGCACTCACTTTAGTTTTCAAGCTAATGTTGCTGGAGGAAGTGGTTATAATGAAACTATTACATCAACAATGTTTCGTTCACAACATGGTGAAGATGATGGTTCAGCTCAATTAGATTATGATGATAATGGTTATGATTTAGCTCAAGCAACAGGATTTCAAAAACTTAATCAAAATTTAGGTAATGGTGCTGATGAGTCTTTAGCAGGATATTTACATTTATTTAATCCATCATCTACTACTTTTGTAAAACATTTTATATCAAGAACAAGTGCTTATCATCCTTCTGATAGAGCTTTAGATACTTATGTTGCTGGATATTTTAACATTACATCAGCAATTAACGAAATACAATTCAAGATGTCATCAGGCAACATAGATAGTGGAGTAATAAAATTATATGGCATTAGTTAAATACAACAACAATAGCATAAGTGCTGTAACCTCTACAGGATTAGCAACAGGAAGCCTAGTACCTATTAAAACTTTAACTGCTAGTGGTTCTGCAACATTGTCATTCGTACATGGAACTGATGGAGTAGTCTTGGATAGCACATATCCTATTTATAAGTTTGAGTTTATTAATATGCATCCATCTGCTAATGCAAGAAGTTTAACTTTTCAAACTGATACAGGAACTAATACAAACTACAATATAGCTTGTACTTCAACTTCATTTGAAGCATATCATAATGAACCAGATAATGATGTTGAATTAAGATATGACACACAATATGATAATGCACAAAGCACATCATTTATACATTTAGCAAGTGAGATTATGAGTGTTGATGATGCAAGTTGTTCTGGAACATTAACAATTTTTTCTCCTAGTTCAGACACTTTTGTTAAACATTGGATTTCAGAATTTCATGGTATGAGAAATGATGTGTATGCTTGGAGATTTATGAAAGCTGGATATTTTAACACTACAACAGCTTTAACTAGGTTTCAGTTTAAATTAAATTCTGGCAATATAGATGCTGGTAAAATAAAACTCTACGGAATAAAGGATAGTTAATGAGCATAGTAAAATTAAATAACAAAGCAGTATCTAACGCAACAGCTTTTGGTAGCATTACTTCTTTAGGTAGCATGACGTTTATTAAAAAGCTAACAGCTAGTTCATCTGCTACTTTATCTTTTGTTGATGGTACAGATGGTGTGGTGCTAGATGATACTTATAAGGAGTATGTTTTTTATTGGTTTAATTCCCACCCAAGTGTTGATGGAACTAGATTACAATTTAATTTAAGTACAGATAGTGGTAGTAATTACAATGTTACTAAAACTACAACAAGTTTTAGAGCATACCATGATGAGGCAGATACAGATACAGGATTGTTTTATGAAACAGGAAATGATTTAGCTCAATCAACTGGTTTTCAAGATTTAAGTGATTATAATGGAAATGAAAATGATGAAGCAAGTTCTGGTTATTTACATTTATTTAACCCATCTTCAACAACATTTGTAAAACATTTTATTGCTAATATTAATTCTGTTCAAAGTAGTAATTATAGTATGAATACATTTGTAGCTGGATACGGAAACACAACATCAGCAGTAAATGCCATTAGATTTCAAATGAGTTCTGGCAACATAGATGCTGGAGATATTTGCCTTTATGGTATTGCATAAATTTTAACAAAGGAGTATAAATAATTATGGCTAGACATCACAATATAAATGGGAACATAGTTCCTTTTACAGCAGAAGAAGAAGCACAAAGAGATGCTGAAGAATCAGCTTATGCTAATGGTGCATTTGATAGAGCAATGGCAGATTTAAGACAAAAAAGAAATAGTCTTTTAACTGCTACTGATTATCTTGCATTATCTGATAATACTTTAACAACTGAAATGTCTACATACAGACAGGCATTAAGAGATTTAACTAATGGCTTAACTACACTAGATGAAGTTAATGCTGTTACTTTTCCAACTAAACCATAGCTATGAAGTTTGTATTGGCTTACACTATCTGTTCAGCAATAACTGGAATGTGTACTAATACAGAAGTATCACCAGTAGAATTTAATTCCTGGAGTGATTGTGTTAAAGCAGGTTCATTATCAACTGTTCAAATTGTTAATGAAAACGAAGAAAAATTTAACGAAGAAAAATTATATGTAACTTATTTTTGTAACGAGGTTAAAGGTGAAGATGCCTAATAAAAAAGTATCACAAAGATCTAACTTAGAAGATCACAATGGTATTAGAATATCATACCATGAGAAGGTTTGTGCAGAAAGAATGAAAACTTTATTTAATAAAATTGATAATATGAATAAAGAAATAAAAACTTTAAGTGGTGACATTAGTGAATTAAAAGAATATGCAAATAAAAGTAAGGGTGGTTTTAAGTTGCTTATAATTCTTGGTAGTATTTTAGCTACTGTGGTAGGCTACTTTAATTATAATGGCTAACAGAAATACTCAAACAGTAGGTTTAACTTGTGAACTAAAAGTGCAGGCTCGTCTTGCAGAAGATCCTAATATAATAGTGTTCACTCCTGTGGGTGGTCTTGGTCCAGTAGATATAGTAACCTTAGATCTAACAACAGGAGAGTTTCAATGTTATGATGTTAAAGCTAAGAACTATAGAAAGAAAAACTACACTCATAAGGATGGATATACTAGACAAAGAATAGGATCTTTCATTCATAGATCCCCAACTAAAGAACAAAAGAGACTTAACATAAAAATTATATACGAATGAAATTAACACAAAATTTTACTTTAAAAGAATTAACAAAATCAGACACAGCAATTAGAAAAGGTATATCTAATGAGCCTAACACAGATGAGATAGAAAAACTTAAACTTCTTTGCGAGACTATCTTGCAACCAGTTAGAGATAAGTTTGGTCCAGTAACTGTAACGTCTGGCTACAGATCTCCAGAACTTTGCCAAGCTATTGGCAGCTCAGTTAATAGCCAACACACCAAAGCTGAAGCTGTAGATTTTGAAGTTGAAGGTGTCGATAATGCTGATGTAGCTTATTGGATTAAAGATAATATTCCTAATTGGGATCAAATGATTTTAGAATTTTACACACCTGGTCAACCTAACTCTGGATGGATTCATTGTAGTATAACAAATAAACTTGAGAGAAAACAATTCTTGAGTGCTTACAAAGAAGATGGTAAGACAAAATACAAACCAATACTAGGAGATATAAGATGTGGTTGAATTTATTAGGATTAGGTATAAAGACAGCATCACACCTGTATAAAAATAAACAGGAAACTAAAATGCTAATGTCAAATGCAGAGAAAGCTCATGCTGAGAAAATGGCACGAGGTGAAATTGACTATGCACAACTTATTAAATCAGATCAGCAAAATTCTTGGAAAGATGAATTTGTTCTTATACTTATATCTCTTCCTATTTTGTTATTGGTCTGGAGTATTTTTAGCAACGATCCAGATATTAAAGTAAAGCTAGATCTATTCTTTCAATACTTCAATGAACTACCAATGTGGTTTCAAATTTTATTTGTATCTGTTATAGGTGCAATCTATGGAATTAAAGGAACTGAATTAATTAAGAGGAAATAATATGAGTAACCAAGCACCAACAATGTTCGTATCACAGTACAGTAAAAAGAAACCTACACTTCTATCTCAGCAAACAGGTAAGAAGAAAAAGAAACCTAAGTACAAAAAGAAAAAGTAATGGCTAAGCAAAAGTTCACACACTTTATTCCTCGTGAGAAACCTAAGAAACGTGGTCCAGGTCAGCACAAAAAATCTATGAGTAAACATGAGAAGAGACAGAAAAATACTAACAGATATTTGGGTCAAGGAAGATGATTAAAAATTTTAAAGACATTGTAGTTTTATTAATCACAACTGGTGTCTTAATACTTCTTGGTGTCATTATCATAGGAGACTATTGGGTAGCATTAGAAGAGAACAGACCAGTTGATGAATCTGTAATTACACTTATGAAGATGTCAGTTACAGGATTGATTGGAGTTATAGGTGGTTATATAGGTGGCAGCAAATGAGAGACAATAAAGTATTAGAAAGTTTTATAAAGCATACTGAAAAGAAATTAAAAGAAATGAATCTATTTAAGTTTCTTAAAAAAGAAGTAAATCATGGTGCTAATGGTACTAAAGATTATGTAATTAAAAAAGGAATCAACAAAGGTAAAGTTGCAAAATGAAACGACAACACAACACAGCATTGATTGCTTTACTAGGTACAATCCTTTTAGGGTTATCAACTTATGTATTAATTACTATTGTTGAGTTACAAATTCATATTGGTATGTTGTCAGAAGAAATAATGAATGTTGATAAACAAATAGGTAGAATATATAATTTTATCGATAGTGTAAGAGATAATTAATGGCTATTAGAAAAACTACTAAAGGTAAGAACGCAAACTACAGACCAACAAAGTCTGGAGCTGGCATGACAGCTAAAGGTGTTAAAGCATATAGAAGAGCCAATCCTGGTAGCAAATTAAAAACTGCAGTTACTGGTAAAGTTAAAGCAGGATCAAAAGCTGATAAACGTAGAAAAAGTTATTGTGCTAGATCTCTTGGTCAACTTAAAAGATCGTCAGCTAAAACAAGAAACGATCCTAACTCTAGAATAAGACAGGCAAGAAGAAGATGGAAATGTTAGATAGAATGTTTTATAAACTTTTTAGTTGGATAGATGATCAGTTTAAAAAAGTAGAAGATATTTTTACTATGGATTTTACTAACTTTAGTAAGAAGAAAAAGAAAAAGAAGTGAAGAAAACCTGGAAGAAACCTAAAGAACATATATTAATTTGTGGTGTTTGCGAGACTTGTAAGAAGCAGCTCATGAGTAATATGGGTGGATGGATCGTAACTGCAAAGAAAAAATATTTTTGTCATGATGGGAAAGAAGGTTCTTGCTTTGACAATTATTGTGAGTTAAATATTAAACAACATAAGGAGCAACATGAAAAAAAGTTATCACAAGACAGCTACTGGTAAGATGGCTAAAAAAGGTTTGTATTATAATATAAACAAAAAGAAAAAAGCTGGTACTTCAAATACTAAAAAGAAATCTACTATTACTGCAAAGGCTTATAAGAATATGAAGTCTGGATTTAAAAAGTAATTTTTCTTAACTCTTCAAACTCTTCCCAAATAGTATTTCCAGGATTCCAATATCGTTTCTTCTCTATTTTATTTTTAAGAGAATGTAATACAGTTGTGTGATCCTGGTTAAATACTCTACTCATTGAAGATACGCTTACATTATATTCTTCATGTAAAAGATTATAGACAATGCTTCTTGCTCTAACTACATCTGTAGTTCTACCTTTGCTAAACACATCGTGCTTGCTAACAGTATATTTTTCACACACTTTATCTACAAGTTTAGAAACAACTTCTATATTTGCATTTTTATATTTGACACCAACTTTATGTTTAACATTGCTATCTATTATTGGTTTCTTCTGTAGCATTTCTGCTGCATATAAAAACCCTTCTGAAAACCCTACCTCATATAATCTTTCTTCATGGTTTGTTAGAAGGTAGAATGCTTTCTTTACTTTATAGATAAAGTGATTCTGATTTAAATTTTTTTTGTGAGTGTTATAGTATTGACTTATATTTATGGTCATAGATCCCCTACAGTTTATGTTCGTTTTTTTTCAACCCTTAGTTACTATCTACTTAAATGATAATAACTGTTCTTGCGTCTTTTCTATTTTCCAAAACAATCTATAAGAATCTTTTTGATACTTATTTGCTTTGTGCTTGGCTTCCAGATACTTCTTGTGTTTCTTCTCTTGAAGATCCTTTAGCTTCTGCAGACGCATTTTGATGTTTCCCATCATGCTCCTTCTTTACTGTTGTAAAATCGACTTTTAAATTATCGATCTTTACTTCTGCATTAATCCCTTCATTGGAACTATTCGCAGCATTCTCTATTGAATCAAACTCTTCGATTATAGTAAAACTACATTCTCCGTTCTTGATTCGAATATATTTTGTCATTCTTTTGTACCTTTTTCAACTTCTTTTTTGATCAAAAAATCTATATATTGTTTAGCTTTTTTTAAATCTTCGATACCATTTTTTCTTTTGTATCTAGAAATATATTTAATTACATTACCTTCACAGAAATTAAATTCATTTTGAATTATAAAATCAATAGGTTCAATTTTGTTAGCAGTATAGTGTGGTGGTTCTTTTATATTATCTGACATATTAAATCCTTTTTTTAAGCAAGGTGGGTAAAACGGAAAGGGAAAAAAACCCACCCTGCTTGATACATTCTAACTAATTAGAAAGTATATTCGTTATTAGCACTTTTTGTTTCACTTGCAAAACTATTATTACTAGATTTGCCTGCTCCACTTGGTGTTAAAATTATTGTCAACTCACCTTCCTTGACATTACCATCTTGATCTTTAGATGGAAACGCAGCTTGGTTATACCATTGACCATTAACATTTACTCCAACTGTCCAGTTCTTGTCTGGATGTTTCATGTTTTTTGGACCAATATAAACTGGAACTTTGTCTGCAGGAGACTTCCAATCTGGGTTCTTTGTTAAGTTAATGTATATTTTATCCATGTTATTTACTCCTTAGTTATATCAATCTTTATGATTGATTATTTTTGATTTGTAACTCACGAGTACCAGCAACGTCTGAGACTTGTCTGTATGCTCGCAAATTATTTTTAATGAGATATTGAACTTGCTCTCTATACTTAGCCTTAACAGCATTGAACTCTGTTAAAGTTTTAGCATTTTTAAGTTCATCCTTTATCTCTTCCACATTTATACTGTCATCAGCATATTGTGGTTCGGCTTCTACAGATGGCTCTGAAGAATTTTGTTTAAATGGTTTGGCGTTATAACCATCCTCTAAATCCATTCCTGTTTTTAGATTGAGTGCATTTAAAAAAGCATACTTTTTAGAATATGACATTGCTTGACCAGTTCCATATTTATCTAATCCACCCATTGCAGTACAACCATCAATTATAATAAAATTGTTTGGTTCATCAACGTCAGTTATTTTCATGGTGCAAGTTACGACTACAAACTTCTCTGTTACATCTGTAATGTAATTACAAGTTGGATATAATCCATTTTCTAATAGAGCTGCCATTGCAACTCTTTGAACGTCATCATGTAATAAAGGATTAAAAGGCATACCTTTAACCTTGCTTGCTTTCTTAACACCACTTGCAGTATTACAAGCGTTGTATAATTTTTTGTGTATGTTTCCCATGTTTTTATTCTCCATTTTATATATGTTGTTTGTTTCTCTACTCATTGTTTCTCCTTTTTTAGTTTATGTTTTTAGATCCTTTGTATTTTAAATATTTTTCTTTATCTGTAACTCTGTATGCAACTCTATCAATAGGATTTTGATATTGATGCTCTCTTCTTTTACTAACAAACATACCAGAACTAGAGCCAATAGAATTTAATCTATTTATAGATTTAGCTTCTTCTATTTTTTTTTGATATTGCCTATCTATATCTTTTAAACATTCTATATCTTGTTTGTTTTTTTCTATTTTAGCTCTTGCATTAGCTAAAAATTCAGAAGTACCTTTTGTTAAAATAAATTCTATTTGTTCTAATAAAATTTTATTTTCTTCACTTAACTTTTTTATTTCTCTTGTGCTTTCTCCTTGTTTAATCATATTTTTATACCCCATAGTTTATTGATTAATTGTACTTGTTCATCTGCTAAATCTTTATAATAAAAGAAATGATTTAGATCTGGTGGCTCACACATCATTGCTAATGTTTCCACCTTACCTTCGGCAAACATAATCATTCTTTCCCAAAGTAAGATCTTCTCAACCATTTTAAAATAAAGATATTCCAAATGATCTGCCTTCATCAACTCATGGCTTTGATCAAAGACAATATAATCTTTATCATTGACATATACCAAGTGTGGTATTTTTTTTGTAGTCATGTAGTAGAACGAAGTCTGTGTTAAATTCTCAAGTGTAGGTTCACTAGGTAAATCTTGTGTGATCATATTCCACTCTTCTTTACCTTTTACCTTCCTTAAATTTGGTGGCTTAGTTTTTAATTCTATAAATTTTGTTTTGCTTTCATAATCTATACGACCAATAGTAGGTTTGATTTGATTAAATTCTTTCTTCTCTACATACCTTTCACAAACTAATTTATCTTTACCAATAATATCCTGGACAACCTTTCTTGTAATTGGAATACAATCTTCGGCAAACTTCAACATAGCTTCTCTGCCAAACTTATCTTTTTCATCTACTGGTGGATTTTTATTTATTAATTCTAATTCTGCTGCGAAACAATTTTGGTAGCTTCTCTCTTCTTCTGTAAA